CTCGTCCCCAAAGCGCTCTGCGAGCGCCTCGCGGGTCATGTAAACCCAACGCCAGACGCAGGTGACTTCCTCCCACGTGCGGCCTTGGCTATGCCCAAAATCCTTCCAATGCACATAATCGACCGGCGCGCACTCGTATTCGATGCGTTCAAGCTGCGGGGGTGCGCCCTCGCCCTGCTCGATGGTGCTCGTCACGCTGACGCCGTCGTCCTCAATGCCAATGGGCGAGACATGCGGCTCGTACCGGCACCACGCAGTGCCGCGGCCGCCCAAGAACCGATCCTCAACGCAGTACGTCATCGTGCTGCGAAAATCAGAGTAGTGCTCGATCTCAAAATCAATAGCGCGTTCTAGCAGCTGCCCGGCCACGCGGCCGACCTGGTCGCTGTCGCCAAACCTGCGCGTAATGTCGGCCTTCGGGAGCTTGGCGTACACCGCCGGCCGCAGCGTCTGGATGTTGCTCCACAGCACGTTGAACCGAGCGGCTTCATTGCCGCCCTGCCCGCGCGAGTCGTCGCGGTAGCGCTTGATGATCTTCTTAGTGCGAGCCTGCCACTTTGCAAACTCGTTGTCGTAAGCGGCAACGATCTTGAGGTAGCGCTCGAGCTGCGGTTGCGCGTCCATTAGGCGCTAAAAATGCCGACGGCGATGACTGACACGCCCGCGCCCGTCGTGACCTTCCACGGCCCCTCTTTGCTGCGGAGGTTGAGTTCGAGGCTGTACGTGCCTGCGACAGTCGTTGCCGGCAGCAGCGAAATCGACGTCGTGTCGTCGAGGATTGAGACCGTGCTCGTTGCCGCTGTTGCCACTACTGCGATGATGCGGTGCAGGTAGTCGCCCACTGCGCCGTTCGTGCCGAGCACCTGCGCAGTCTGGCTTGCCGCCACGGTCTCGTAAAAGTAACGGTAGGGATTGTTAACACCGCTCATAGTCGTGCTCTCCTGTTTGTAAATTTGTCGTGCACCGTCCACATCTCATTCATCGTGACGGTGTTGTCTTTGCCCACCATCAACGGCTTACCTTCGGGCGCCGCAGGCGGGTCGGTCGGCTCCTGGAAGCTCACTGCTAGCATTCGGAAGGCGTCGGCCGAGTGGCTCGTCCAGTCGTGCCGCGGCTGCTGACGGTAGGCCTTCTTGTCCTCGTCATACTCGCGCTGGTATTGCCGCAGCGCCTCGATGCCGTCGCGGCAGCGCTCTGCGTCGAACCATACTCGGGGCAACATCTGACGCACTGCCTGGATGCCGCTTTGCACGCCGATGTCCACCACCACCGCAAGCTTGCCGAGCTCCAGCTGCGCCGCGAGCTGCTCGACGATGCTGCGGCCCGTCTGCAGGCTCCGCGCCCGAGCGTCGTGCGGCAAGTAATGCCGCGCGTACTTGTAGCCTTTCTTGCGTACGACCTCGGCGATCGTGTGGATGTCGGCGCCCGAGATGGCGTAGTGGTCGATGACGCGCACCTCGTTCCGCGCGAGCTGGTAGAACCAGATCGCGGTGTCGTCACGGAACCCCAGGTCCCAGGCGGTGTAGGTCGGAAGCGCCGGATCGTGCGCCACGGTCGTGACGCGCCCCGCCTCGGTCAGCTCCCGCAGCTCGCGCCCGTAGAATGCGCCGACCAAGGCTGCCTCAAATGAGCACTCGAACTCTTGCAGGTACTGATCTTCGAGGAGCTGCGCACGGCTCGCAGCAAGCTCCTCCGGCGGCAGCAGTCCGCTTTCGCTGGCGGGCAGGCGCAGCAGGAACCATTCGTCGGTCGCGCGCTTGGCAGTCTCGAAGATGTCCCAGAATTGGTTCTTGCCCCGAGGCGTGCCGCCAAACACCGCCCAGCCTTGTTTGTCGGCGAGCGCCGGCCGGATGACGTTGCCCCAGACGCTCGGGCGAAAGTCGCCGAACTCGTCCATGTAGACGCCGGCGAACCCGAGGCCGCGCATCGCATCGCTATTGTCCGCGCCATAAAGGCGTATCTGCGAGCCGTTGAGCAGCGTCAGCGTGAGCTCGGCCTCGTTGATGCCCGTCGCAATCGGCGCCGCGAACTCTTTGAAGTAGGCCCACGCGACGGCTTTCGCTTGGGATCGGTACGGGGCGATGTAGGCGAAGAGTCCGCGAGCGCCCTGGTACGTCACGGCCGCGCGGATCATGTCGTTGACGGCTGCCACGGTCTTGCCGGCGCGGCGGTGAGCGACGAGGCACGCCCAGCGTTGGGTGCGCTCGTGGAAGCCCACGAACGGTTTACGCGGTGCGTAGCGTAAAATTACTCGGTTGCCATCCACGACACTTGCACCTTCAACGGTTCATTGTTTTGTCCGGTGATCTCTTGTCGGGCGAGCTTCGGCACGTGGTACTCAAGCACATCAATCATGCAATCCCACGCTGCCTGCGCGCCCTTCTCACGGTGTATTTCATCGAGCCACAGCGACATGCGGTGCGCATTACCGTCGACGAGCCGCGCAATGGCCTCGCGGGCTGCGGCAGTCGACTTGTTGGTTGCTCCTTTTGTGCGTGGCATAAATTATTGCAGTCAAATCCTATGGTTAAGGAGTTTCTGGCTTTTACTCACAGCCCCTTCTCTTTTTTCTCTTGCTTTCGCCGCTCCTGCTCCATCAGTGCAGCCGCAAACGCAGCAGGAACCGCCACGCCCGCGTATCCCTTCCCCATCAAAATTAAATCCCGCGCAGTTTCTGGGGACACCCCCATCCGCTTCGCCGCTTTTCCCATCTCAATTGCCTGCAGCTCAAGCTTCGGAGCCCCAACGGCCGTCTTTACGCCGGTATAAGGCGCAAACCCTCCCCACAAAATTGCTTGACCTGGCACCGCCTCCAATCCCATCTCGCCGGCAACCCTCTCACGAAACCACGGCGCCAATTGCTGAATTTCTGGCGTGCTTACGCTTTCCGCGTAGCTCTTGCTAGTTCTTGTGTCTGCTAGACCGATCCCGCGCGACCAGTGCGCGTCCCCCACCGGAATATCTGTTTGAAATCCCAGCTCTGGCACGCTGCTCGCCTCGATGTACGGCGGCGCCTTCGGGCTATCCATCCCATGCGCACCTGTCGCAAGGTACTTCGACTGCGATTTCGACGCGCGCTCATGCCCTACGCGACCCTTGATGCGCCGCATGTCCTCGGGCACATAAGAAAGTTGCTGCTTTCCTTTAAGCCCGCCGTACTTAACCCAATCGTCCCAACGATCTTGTTCTGCCAACCAATTTGCTGCGCTTGCTCGACCAAACTCCACTGGCACCGGCAGGTTTGGAGATTCAATCCCGCCAAACGTGTTCAAACGCGCGTACATTTCGCGAGCTTTCGGCTCACCCATTAACTCGACCATGCGCGCGTACTGCGGGTCCATCGTGTACCAAGCGTGCATGCCCTTGTACATTTCGGGGGCTTTTGTTCGCAGCTCCTCCAGCACGTTTTGCAATCGCTCCTCATTACGCTTCGTCATTACGGCCTCTGCGGCCGCGCTCCCCTTTGGCTTTGCCGCGGCGCCAGGGATAACGCCCGGTACGTTTCCCTTTCGCCGCGACAACTCGTACAGCTCATCGCGCGTCACACCAAATAATTGACGCAGCAGTGGGCTTTCTGGTGCCGTGTTTTCAACTGCCCGAGCCGCAACAACATCTGGCCGGCTATACACTCCCGGGAACGCAACACGCTTTGCGTTTTCTACGGTTGGGCGCGCGCTGCTTGTTTTTTTTGCCGGTGCTGTTCTCTCCGCAACTTTACCGGCCTTCCTTACTGACCCAATCGCTTTTGCGGTGCCGCCTACAATTGGCACTCCCGCCGCTGCCGCAAGAATCATTCCGACGGTGTCCTCATCCCTGCGGGCGCGCTCGAAGTCCCGGGCGGCCTGCGGGTACTGCAGCGGCGTAAACCCTGCCGCGATATCTACCGCAACGTCCGCAGCATCCTCGTTGCTCGGCGCGTCAAGGCTCGTCAATCGCTCGTAGCGCTGGCGCAGCTCGTCCTGGTCTTGCAAGTACCGCAGCGCCGCCGCCACTTGCTCGCGCCGCATCGGCATTACTTGTTCCTCGCGCTAATTGCCTTCGCCTTCGCTCTGGCGTCTTCCTTGCTGCTAGCGCCCCACGCCTTGAGGGCGAGCGCGAGCCGGGTCGGCTTGCCGTCTTTCTCCATCGGCCCCGGCATATTGCCCATCCGAGCCAGGAACGACGCGCGTCGCGGGTTGTCGCCCGATTTGACCGGGGGCTTGAGCGTGCCGCCTGTTTCGGCCTTGTAACTGGCCCTGCCCTTAGCGTTGAGCCCGCCCTTCGGGTTCTTGCCTTCGGATCGCGTCCAGGCGGC